ACTTTTTTGTTTTTTGAATTCCAATTCGGTTCAAAAAACAAAATAAAAAAAGCACTGACCAGAATGGTCGTGATTAGTATAGTGAACATTATGTTTTAGTATATATCAATATTATTCTTCCTCCTCCTTGATCTCCCCAAGTTCAGCCTCGGCCTCGCGCTTCTTGCGTCGCTCCTCGACTTCAGCGGCGACGATGGTATCAGCCTCCTTGACGAGTTCCTCCATGGGAGTATCAGGCTTCTCCTTCTTAAGACGTTCGAGAACCTCTGCGGGGTGAGAAATTGGAGGCTCATCAGGTCGAGTGTAAAATTTAGAGTTCTCATCACCGGGTGTGTACGAGACCTTGCTGTCCATCATGGCCTGTTTACGTTCGTGAAACATGCGAGTAGCCTGTGCCTGGTTTTCCTTGTATCCAGACATAATCTCTTCGAGCTTCTCGTTCGTGTAATGAACGTCATCAATCTTGGCGGGATCGGGGGGGATAAGAAGCCATTTGTATTGTTCCACGACATAGATATCAAATGTGGGATCCTCCTTTTGAAGACGCTTGGCATGGTTCGCAGCCTCATCACGGGTGGCGAAAGCACCGCGGAGTTTGATACCAAATTTATCATTCTTCTGAGGACATTCGGGTCCTATGATAGAGATGCACGCAAAGACCTGCCCGGGAACGGTGGTGTAGTCAGTTTCGAGAGACATTATATCTATTGAGTGGATCAAAACTTTAAGCTAATAAACCTAAGTGATTTAAAAGGGTGAAGAGTGTAAGAAATATGGAAGAGATTCGGAAGAATCATAATGATGCGAAAAGAGTCCTCATTCAATCCGTGACGAAAGAGGGTCAACATATTCTCGATGTGGGGTGCGGTTTCGGTGGAGATCTTCAAAAATGGCACAAGTGTGGAGCAAATATAAACATGTGTGACCCGGAACCCGAGGCTTTGGTGGAAGCTCGGTCACGCGCTAAAACGATGCATTTGCGGGTAAATTTCTATGAAGGTGATATTCACGCCTGCCCCAACAGAAGATTTGATATCGTGTGTTTTAATTTTTCATTACACTATATATTTGCGTCGAGGGATCTCTTTTTTAGTTCCATTCATGAGATTAAGAAGAGAATTAAACCTGGAGGATATCTTATGGGTATTATCCCAGATTCCGAAAAAATCATCTTCAAAACACCATATTGTGATGACACTGGTAACTTTTTTAAACTCAAAGAACATGGGAATGGTGGATTTGGTGAAAAGTTATTTGTGAATCTCGTGGATACACCTTTTTATGCTGATGGACCGAGGTCGGAGCCCGTGGCGTACAAAGACCTTCTCGTGACCCACCTAGAGGATTTGGGGTTTAGATTACAATTATGGGAGGGTCTCAAAGGAAACCCAATCTCAGAATTGTATAGCAAATTTATCTTTGTATATAACAGATGATATTGTTTATTATTTTGTTATTAGTGAACGCGTATATCTTACACACGACGGTAGAACCCAGGGAATTCGTAGAGGTGAAGGAAAAGTATAGAGTGCTCAGAGACCATTTACACGAGACCAATAACCAGAAATTTCAGGTTCTCGTCAGGCCTATACCCATCACGGGTCGTATGACGATGAAAGATACAGTGGGTTTCAATGTTAATAAAGGATCGGAGATTACTATGTGTTTAGATGGCGGTGCGAATGAAATTTTTCATGTACTCATTCACGAACTCGCACACTCCACTGTTGATGAATATTCTCACTCGGATCAGTTCTGGTCTAATTACGTCGAACTCATGGAAATGTGTACAGAGTTGGGAATTTATCAGAAGATTACTGACAAGACTCGGTTTTGTGGTCAGCATATCCAGGATAAATAATCTCCGTTCATGTTATAAATGAAAACGCCGATTAACGTCGTACTCACAGCGATTGTATACTGGGCCATCGTGTTCGCCATTACACAAGTTCCTCTATATTCTCCGAACTATTACGTCAACCTTGCCTTCTTGACCATCGTCATACCAAACGCCATTAGGATGATAATGAACTCGCAGCGTCTTCCCCAACTCCACATCGATCAAGGCTTCTTCTTTACGTCTACGGTGATTGGATTCATTCTCACGTACTTCATTAACCGGGTCTGGAAACCCACTGAAGAGGCTATTAAGGACCCTTCCGTTGATAACATGAAAAAGCTTCAGTTAGGTACCTTATTAGTACTGACATTCGCTGCCGGTGCGTTAATAACGTACTACACTGGTGTCGATAATTCGATTTATAGTAATATGGGATGGCAAGCAGGTACTGCTTAAGCCTTCACAACGTAATCCTTGGCGATGTAAAAAATGATAGCTGCGATGACGCCAGTAGACGCTAAACCAACCACGCTTCTACCCCCTTGTTCGTTAAGGAATTTGGGGATAGAGGTCGCAAGCTTATCCTGGATAGGCTTACTCACAGAAATGGCCGCACACACACCGGCGAGCAAGGCAACGACCTGATCATCGGTGAGGTTCAAAGGGTATTTGCTAGCGGGTTTTTTCTCCTGTACCTGCTGTGTGGGAGCAGCGTACATACCCTGGGGCTGTGCGGCAGCCATTTGAACACTCTGCATCTTAGGTTCTTCGGTCATCATGGGATGATCCATCATGATATCGTTAATGGGAGTAGAATCCATCGTCTCTTTATGTTGACTTATATTTTTTTCGGGTGTAAATGACGTAGATGGGTTATCTTGCAAAGGAACCATCCCGCCACCGTCGTCTGATAAATTAAGTGTATCGACGCGAGTGGAAGACATTTAATATACGCATATGTTTTTGAACAGTTTGTAGGACGCAATCATTTTCTTTTAGTCACGATGATGGCTGATTTCTTAGGAGCCTTATTCGCATCCTGCTCCTTCTGATCAGCATGTTTCGAATTGTACATTTTCTTGTGCATTCCCCAGAGTTGAGAACTTCCAACTTTGAAATTCTTCCTGAGGGTAGCCTTGTACCAAAACACACAATCCTGAATCTTATTCGACTTGACTGTGTTGTCTAAGACAAGACATTCATAGTTTTCTGTACACGCATCCATCACCTTACAAAACATGTCGAAACTGGGAAATATACCAAAGAATGATTTATACAATTTCTCTCTGTTCTGGATGATGTTCTCTCTCAGAATAAATACGTAATCTACATTCGCACGTAAAGCGGGTGGAAGATCCATCACGTACTGCATCGTGAGCATAAAAAAAATCTTCCAGTGTCGTCCGTTCATAAAACACTGCCGTATACACGTATCCTTTAAAAATTTCGAGTCGTACATACAGTCATCAAGAAGCATGAAAGCTCCACAATTTTCTTTACCCGCTCCGACGAGCTTTCTCTGGCGTGCCATGACACGTTCTATCGCCTCCCTGTCATAATCACCATAAATGAACAGGTCAGGGATAAAGTTGGAATAGAAATGGTTCCCTTCCTCTGTACCTGATAATACGATACCAGCTGGAAGATGCTTCTTGTGATACATAATATCCTTCACGAGAGTCGATTTTCCGGTATTACGCTTACCGATGAAAACACACACCCTGTCATCCGTTATCGTTTCCGGATTGAATTTTCTCAGCTGGAGGTTCATTCTAGTATAGTGTCTCGTTTTATTTGACAAAATTTTACTCATGTAAAACCTAAGTCAAACTTTTTAATTATACATAGTAAACATGATGAGGACCGGCTATGATAATGACGTGGCCATGGCTAACAAGCAGGCGGAGGACTATATGACGGCGATGGTTGATATCGTTATGCCAGTCCTTGAACAGAGTGTCGTGCTCGCAGGGGAATACGCCAAAGCTTGTGGAAGAGAAGTGATTCTTTCAGAAGATGTGGATTATGCCGCTAGGTATTGTGCGATGCACACGGTTGGTCAGGTGACAGGCAGTATGTACCCAGAAGTGTACGACGCATCCGATTCAGATGAAGAGGATATACCGATTGTCCCAGAAAGTGAACTCCCCACATTTACACGATACACAGGAAACAACCCCAGGTACATTCAAATGAACCAGGCGTACGATAACTGGCATACGTGGGAGCCGCGCAATCCAGCTGAGCAAATCTTAAAAAATGCTATTAATAAGAATGGCGGTATGGGAGCCTGATGGTTGGAATTTTTCAGCTACTAAAACTAAATTGACTGTGCTGGATTCTGACCAGGAGTCTGACAGCACTGAATCATCTGATGATGAACAATTGTTTGCTAATTCTAAAATACTCAGGAAACAACGATACAAAAAAATAACAAAAGAAGAATTACTTCCAGAGTAAAATATTTTCCCACGTTATAGTATACAACTCACAATGAAGGCTGCTCTTAAGACTGTCAATCTTGTCACTCAGGAACTCGAGACTCAGTCTCTTAACGCCATTGTTGCCGGCTTCTCCTTTGCCGCCGCCATGTCGTGGATGGATGTGGTCCGCTGGACTATCAGCCAGGTCATCAAGGTTCCCAAGAACGGTGGTGCCCAGTACACCCTCACCGCTGTCCTCACCACTCTCCTCTCGATTGTGGTCTACATGCTCATCTCCGGTGTGTCCACCCGTGTTTCCAAGCCAGCGCAGCCCGTGTACGCGGTCTCCCGTTAAACTCTCTTTTTCATAAATGAAATGAGTAGTATACCCAAAAAGGTAATTACACCAATATAGAACAATACTTCACGATTATAAGGATTCTTAAATTCCTCAGGAATACTTATTATCGGCTTTTTTGGTAACACCTCGTCCAGTACAACTTTTGGTAGATTTTCTAGTTTATCAGTCGAGCATGTAATTTCAAACTTTAATATGTGATCTTGGTTCATAAAATCGTAAGGAATCAATCTTCCGTGGCTCATATAGAAAAACTCAACTCGAATATCCTTGATATATTTTAGAGCTCCTGTATGAAAATGATGCGTGAGTGTATCATCAGTACCGTTAAAGTTTATAAAGTCTGATCCATCCAGTAAAATGTGACCAGTGTAAAATGGGGTTGATGTGTATATACTCTGTGTGAATTCATCCGATCCACTCGAAAGTTTCAGAACCAATGTATTCGGTCCCTCGAGATTGATAGCACCCGACGTCAGTACATTGCTTGTGGAATCGTAATCACCTGAACCGAATCCAAGTATCTGATGAGGTGTCGTGACCATCGACGACTCTTCGATGTATCCATTTGTTCCCGTGTGAAATTCAAAGGTGAACGTATTCGATGTACCAACATTGGAGAATGTAAATCGTTTCGTATCCGTGTCGAATGAAACTTCACTCACGTTAGAGACAGGGGGTGCGAGTTGATTCTGTAAATGTAATGCCAGGTCGTCCCCCGTGGGATAATCGGCATTCGTGAGTGATACAGTTTGACCATCCACACTGAATGTATTATTCGTGGCACACACAGTAAGCTGAGGCGTGGGAATACGAGCAGAGACGAGTTTAATTTCAGTGACGTCATAAATTGGATTTTTTAGGGTGATGACATAGTTGTTTGAGTCAGAGTATGTATTGGAATAGGCGTCTATGACGTATGTACCTTCTATGTCATAAAATGAGTTCGATGCGATGATATTGATTCCGCGCTGACTACTATCAATAGAGAGGTTATGTACCTTCATTAAAATAGATGTATAATATTTTAATGAGTGTTTTTGTCTATACAATGAAAACTACTGAGAGAGACTGTGGGATAAGGGGTTATTCTGAAGCTGAACCTTCGCAATATCGAGACGCCTGGAGTAGGGATTTTCATTACCCTTATAGGCGTTGAACTGATGATACTCTTTATTCTTGTAGTTTTGTGTCCAACCACCATTGGCTGCGTTGGTACGACCATCAATGCGAGACGTATCCGACCGAACAACGGTGAGTTTACCACCCTGCTTACCCGCACTCTCGCGTACATTCATACGACCAGGATTACCCATGCGGTTAGGCATGCCACGGCGATCTTCCGGGCGGAAACCATACTTCATGAGTTCATCATTGCTTTTAGCATTTAGCTGCGATGCTGCGCTGTTGGTGTATCCGCCAACAAAATTGACAATACCCGGAGTAGGCTGATTGTTGTACGCATACTGTTCATCGTTACGGTCAGTTCTAAACCTCGTGGGATTCTGTGCGATCGTCTGAGCGGGGACGAAACGCTTAGCGCCATTGTACCCCAACCCATCGGAACGGAGTCCCGTTTCAGAACGGTTGGTGGTCCTCTTGGTCTTCTCGTGCTCGTTACGGGGAACGACGCCCGACATACCCTGTGCCCGACCGGGCATCGTGGGTAATCGACTGGGGAGATGCGCAGTAGTCTCAGGCTTGTGATGTGTCAACTCACCAACAACCGCCGATCGTCCACCTGTAACATCTTGAGCGGGACCATTACGCCCTGGTAATGTAGTGAGCCTGTATTCACCGACATTGATTGGGTTAACTCTGAACATCTGCTGATAACCACCGACGGCTGGTGTATCGGCACTGACACCGAGACCTGGACCAACGAGCTGTTTCTCGATCGGGGAAAGATTGTTCATGCGACCCTGATCATACATTCGATTGCGCATATTCAGGATTTCCTGACCACCACTACGTTGCTGCCTGGATATATCTCCGAAGTTTTCCACCTCCCTCTTCTGTTGGGTATTCATCTGTGACACGAAATCATTTTCCTTGAATTCATTGAATTGGGTAGGGGGGGCCGGACTAGGACCCGGACTCGGACCCGGAATTTCGGTATAGTTTTCGGGTTTTTTACTGAGGGAACGTCCAGTATAAACGAGTGCGGCTATGGCGAGTAGTGAAACTGGGTCAGCCATTCTTACTTCTTATTAACATTTTTATTAACATATCTCTGATCAAACAGTCCGTTCTGAAGCTCGGCACGGGTGCTCGAAGGTTCATATCGCATCGTGCGAAGAGGAACCTTACATTCTACGTTATTGAGAGGGAAAAGGTTGCGTTCGTATGTAGGTACGATTACTTTATTGAAACGGGTGGTGGCTTGGGGACGAAGTTGATCAGAAGTTTCAATGAATTCCGCTGGAGAACCCTTACCACCCATGTACGGAGCAGTTCCGTAAAGCATGGTATTGGGTCGTGAACCATAATTTAATTGACTGGGCTGAGGGTAAACGAAAACCTCATCAGTCGCCTTTTTAGTTGGTAGGGCATCAGCATTTTCAACAATCGAGAGACCGGGTTGGAGTTGATACGCCATTTATTATTACATGAGAATATTAATCTAACTATAGGTTCCGCCACCCCCTCGCACACGGCCACCGCCTCGGGGGCCCCTAATGTCCCCATCCCCTCCAAGACCCGCAAACGCTTCCAATTGAACACCGCGCGCGTCGGGACTACAATACCTCGTGTCACTCTTACACATGGGTCCGTTCTTGGGACCGTATAACCACTCAGCAAAATTTGTCTGATCTCCTGGAATCTTACTCACAGGGGCTGTCACGAACTGTCTATCTATCGCATTTCTCTGGAACCGAGGTAACGACGAACGAGAACGTCCTGAATCGAACGGGACACCCTCCGTGACGAATTCATTGGGGTGTGAGTAGTAACACGCCTCCAAACGATTGGGAGCGTCGGTGTAATCAGTCATGAGCACGTTAGCCATGGGATTGTCACGCGTTGGTTTCTGACACGCAGACCCCGACATCGTCGGGTAATTCGATCTGGTATTCTTCACCATGTTGCTCTTGTATAAAACAAAAATAACGGCGAGGACAGTCAGGGCCAGAACGTAAATCCTGGGATCGCGGCGAATGAGAAACACGACGGTGGTAATGTAAATTATGAATCTAGAAGCCGCATTAATTCGATCTTCTGGCGTTTGATCACTGGTCGGCCAGAACTGAGAAATTTGATCACGCCTGATGAGTTGCTTAGGGTCGTCGAACCAAGCCTTCATTTAATATAGGTAAAGGTTTATTTTTCCAGGAGTCCCTGTCCCGATCCACCCATCATACTACTGACCATTTTCATCAACGCATCCTGATCAAGATCACCATCACCATTCTCGAATTTATCAGCACACTCCTTCGCTAACGTCTCAATCATGGAGAGCGTTTCAGGGGGGATCGAAACGATAGTGGTGCCGAGCATGTAGAGCGTCTGAAGATACTGCCAGGTGGCATCCTTCGTGTTTGTGGACAGCTTAGACCAATACGACTTTACGTCGAGGTCCTTGAGAAACTCGATGTTCTCGATTTCATTCAACATGAAACTCTCATCCTTGTTAGAGATGCGACTGGCATAAGGGGTTACGCCATTCATGTATCCATCCACGATGAGACGGGGGTTTGTGGACTTTAAAACGTCAAAAGATGTCAACATCTTCTTAATGCCCTTTTCCTCTGGAAGAGTCTTGTGCAATTCCACAAGAAATTGACCCATCATATCGTTGAACGCAGTAACGGAAGCCATTTTCTTATTATAACTTTGTAATCTTTAAGTTTTAGAAAGGGTCTGAAGATATCGACTCCTTTTTACCTAAACCATTAGAGACAATGAAAAATACAAGTATCGCGTTTAATATAGCGGGTTTGGTATACTTGTTTAATTCTAGTTTGCCTTCATTGTTGAGGTGTGCCTTGAGATGAATATAACCGGCAGTGATACCTCCTGCTACGAGAGCGGCGCTCATTGGGTCACGGAGATAGTCAGAGAGTTCCATTTAATTATACCGGGGATTTTTTGTACGCTGCTCTGGTGCGTCGTCAAATAAAACACCCCCCTGTACTTCGCCACTGAATTCACCCACTGGTTCAGGTTCTTGTTCTTGTTC